TTATGCTATTTGTCTTAATCCTTCTTCCAGTATATTCTTCGCCGCATTGATATCCCTGTCATGATTCGTTCCACAGACGGGACATATCCATTCCCTTACTGTCAGATTTTTCGTCTCTGTATTTTGGTATCCACAGACTGAACACAACTGACTACTGGCATAGAAGGTATCTATTTTGACATATTCCCTTCCATTCCATTTTGCCTTGTATTCCAACTGCCTTGTCAGCTCATACCATGATACATCACTTATTGACTTTGCCAGATGATGATTTTTTACCATATTCTTTATCTGCAAATTCTCCGAGACTATCACTTGGTTTTCGCTGATAATCTCATGGGATATCTTGTGAAGATAATCTTTTCTGGTATTTGTTATTTTCTCATGGCATAATGCTATCTTTTTCTTTGTTTTGTAGTAATTTTGACTTTTTTTCTCTTTATGGGCTAACTGCCTTTGCAGTTTTTCCAGTTTCTTCTCGTTTTTTCTGATAATTTTGGGATTTTCGTATTTCTTTCCACCAGAAGTAATACATAAATCCTTAATACCTAAATCGATTCCTGTATTTTGGGTTGTATGTGGCAGTTCCACATGTTCTGTTTCCACTAAAACCGATACATAATATTTCCCACTCGGCACTTGTGATATCGTTGCTGATTTTATCTGCCCGCTAAACTTTCTATGCAGTTTTACTTTTACGCCTTTTAATTTAGGCAATTTTACTTTGTTTCCATCGAAATCTACTGTTATGTTGCCATTCGTAAAATTTGTTGTATATGATTTATGATTATCATGTTTACTCTTAAACTTTGGATAACCTGCATGCTCCCTAAAAAATTTCTGATATGAACTGTCCATGTTATAAATCGCATTTGTTAAAGCAAACTTATCCACTTCTTTCAGCCATTCATACTCTTTCTTTAATTCCCTGTTGCAGTAATTATTACAATCTGTTTTGCTGACAGATTTTTTCTCTTTTTCGTATCTTTCTTTCCGATATGCAAGTGTCTGATTATACACAAAACGGCAACAGCCAAATGTTTTTTCTATCTGTACTTTCTGCTCATTATTGGGATATATTCTGTATTTATATGCTTTTAACATTCGCTGCCACCTTCTTTCTTAGCCTTGATTTTCGATATACTTTTTTAGCATTTCTTCTGATACATTTCCTACACTACAAGCAAAATAACCATCTGTCCAAAATGTATGTTCTTTCCAGAAATGCTTCCGCAAATAATTCGGATAGCGTTTCCATATATGGTAAGTCGTATAACTTTTCATTAGGTTTACAATTTTACTCACCGACATTGTAGGTTCAGTTTCTATCATGTAGTGAATATGGTCTTTGTCAGTTTCCATGTATTTGATAATAACTTTGTGCTTTTGACATATCTCATATGAAAACTGCTTTATATCATCTGATACCTGTTGCGAAACCAGTAATTTCTTCCTATATTTGCAGACGAAAATAATGTGGTATTGTAATAAATATTTGTGTCTGTTTTTAGATTTCCATGTTCCCATATCATTAGCATACAATAATTCTCAGCTTTTGGCTACCTTAACCCACCGTCTAAAGCCAGTGGGATTGCGGTAGCCTTATTTCAAAAATTCTCTATATGCAGTCATCTGCATCTGTGCTAACTGTATTACAGACAATATCATCTCATTGTTTAAAAAATTCTGGTTCACCAGCTTCTTCCTTTCTTGTCAATGACTGTTATCTTTCCCAGGATCCGCACATGGCAGATACTGCATAACACTTTTATCGCTCTCTTGAAATTTATGACCTCTTCTGGAGGTTTGTCCGCTTTTCTGATAGCTTTTCCCGCTGTTGGATCATAATATCCTTCGCCATTTCTTTTTATGTTCATTTACTCCTCCGCTAAATTTCAGTTTTACTGCATAACGTTATTAATTTTATGCAACTTTATCCTCTGCCTCCAGGAAGGCTGCAACAGCCTTTTTTATCAGCCACGCTATGGTTCTTTCATTCTTCTGGCAGTAAGCCACTACTTGCCGGAGCTGCACAGGATCCATGCTCACGCTCTGTCTGACGGCTTTATCTTCTGCTTTCTTCTTCGGTCTTGCCATATCACTACCTCCCTTTCCGTATGCTTATTAAATTTTGGGTTATTTCAGTTTATTCTTCTTCTAGTACCAAAATTGCTTTATAATATTTGCTATTGCAAGAACTTGCTTCTACTTTGTACCCTTCTGATAAATACTCGTTCATTTTATTTTCAAATTCTACTCTACTTTCAATTTCTAAAACTACACATTTTTTCATATTGTTTTCTCCTCTTGGAACTCACATTTCATGTTAACTACAACCATCTTACTACCGGTTCAGATGTACTTCCTTTCTCCCAAACAAACCAAGCATGACACATAGTTGTCGCCCAACGTTTTCCTGTCTTTGGGTCTTTCTCTAATCCACTATTCCAAGTCGCCATTCTGTTTCTGAAAACATAAATGTACTTCGGCGGATATTTGTCAAATAACTCCTTCCTCTTAGCACCTTCCAAGAACTGGATTTTGAGAAACATAGCCATTTGACCATCATCTTCCAGTAACTCCATACCCTTTTCTACAAATTCCTTTGCGAGCGAGTACGGTGGATTTGTGATAATTCCTTCATATTTTTTATCAGTTTTATATGTAAGGAAATCAGCAACAATTGTTCCAGGATATCCTCGATCTACTAAGTCCATCCCTGTAATTTCTCTCTTGGTTGTATAAAAATCATTGATTGCATTAGCGATATGCCCACCACCAACACAAGGCTCCAAAATTGTATGTGCATCAAATGTATATTTAGTCAGCAACATTTTTACTGCTTCTGGATTAGTTGCATAGTAATCATCTTCAACCCTTCCATTTTCTGGATTGCCGCCTGCAAGCTTTGCACCCGCTAATACTTTCTTGTTGTTCATTTCTTCACCAGAAAGGTGACATGTCCTTAGTAGCTACCCTAACTTTTCCTTTCTGATTTGTTATTCTCTTATTTATTAGATGTTATTTGCTATATTCTGTTACTCTTTTACTTCCTATTTCAAAAATGTCTTTATCCTTTTCGAAACAAATATAATTTCTTCCTGTGTTCATAGCTGCAATTGCTGTTGTACAACTACCGGCACAAGAATCCAAAATCAAATCGCCAGGATTAGAATATGTTTTAATAAGTTCCTCGATCAGAGCAACAGGTTTTTGTGTGCCATGATAGGCTGCTTTTTGAGTATCTTTAGCAAATGTCCATACTGACTTCGGATATCGTTTTGTAGAGTCATAATCCTGCCATTCGCTCTTACCATAATCCGTTGATTCTTTTGCATTTACATGATGTGCCGCCTTTGATACTTTTCTTTCATGACCGTCTGTCATTTGAGGATTATATGTGGGTGGTTTCTTATAGAAAATACAGATATCTTCATGAGAACGCAACGGCATCTTTTTGGCATTTAGAAATCCGGTTGGCTGTGTTTTCTGCCAGATAAGATTATATTTCCAAAGCTTGCGATTGCTATGCATCAGATCTGCAGTAAACATACCATTTGCAAATAGAATTATTGTTCCATTATCCTTAATAACTCTTTCATACTGTTCCCATAATGGTTCAAATGGAATAACTGAATCCCATTTATTTCGTGAGGTTTGCCCATAAGGGAGATCTGTAATAATTGTATCGACTGACTTATCATCAATTTTCTTCATACCTTCAAGGCAATCTTCGTTGTATATTTTGTTAATCTCTAACAAACGGTATCACCCACTCTCTTACAGGCAATATCTTAATTTACCGATGATACCAAATCATCTTGCCATCAGCCATTTTCAGTTCTACCTTATCAGGATAGTTATCACTATCTTTGCAAGCATGGAACCTCATATCATGGATTTCCAGCGCAGCCCTATGGTTACTCTCACATTTCTTGCACTCATTTTTGTCTTTATACTTCGTTCCGCAATGCTCACACACATACAACTGTATACTCTTCATTTCTCCCTCCAAATCTTAATTAAAAATCTCTTTAACATAAGTTTCTGGAAAAATCTTTTATTAAAATTTTTCGCCTAAAATTTTAATTTTATGCAAATCTCAACTGCCCATCTATATCTTCTTCCAAGCGGTCCGTCCGGCAATTCGGCAATCGCTTAGCAACACACAGCTCTTTCAGATTCGCCCTCACCAGTGCCGTAGGTATCGGCGGACAAACTGCATTCCCACATCGTCGCACCTGTTCGGCTCGGGGATATGCCTTTCCTTCGCAGTCTCGGTCAATTATGTAGTCTTCCGGAAATCCTTGGCACCCATACAACTCCTTCGGCTCCAGCATCCGCAGACCAATATCAACAATCTGGTATTCAGTGCCGTATATAGTTACAAGACCGAATCTATCCTGCGCTGTGATCGTATCAAGCGGCTCTTTTATATCCTGTCCGGTGCCTGATCCATAATACTTTGTCAAAAAGGCTCTTACCTCTCCAAAATGTCCATCTCCAGCAGTGATCGTATGCAAAGGTTCCCGCATATCCTGTCCTGTTCCGC